CTTTGAAAAAACCAGATTCGACCATCTCTTCTTCTAGTGCTTCAAAAAGTGGCTCTGTGCTTTCTGCCCCGAGCTCCTCCATCTTGTCCGCGATTGCTTTGATCGCTTCTTCATCGCTTACGGCTTTCGCTTTCTTGCTTGCACATAGTTTGATAAGGTCCACAAGGGCTGAATCGTTGCGATCCACAACGCGAAGGAATAGAGCACCGACGCCGTCCTCATTGCGTGATCCGTCTGGGCCTTGAGATCCCAAGTCACGATTGACCTTGTACATGGTCATATAATCAAATTTGATCTCGATTGCGCGGCTTCCGACTGTAAATTCCATTTAAAAACTCCTTTTTTGTCAAAAAAATAAAAGCAAAAGGGCTTCCGAGGCCCCTTTGCTTGAAAAATTAGCGTGTGATATTGTTGTAATCGCCTGTTGTCTCGCCCGGGTTTTGGTACTCGTAAACGTCATTTAACATTGCGATTTCTTCCGCTGAAAGTGGGAATTTACCATCACGCAAACGTCCAACGATCCCCACGGTATAGTTAAGTTCAACGAATCCATCGATTGCGTCAGTGAACTCGACATCGTCTGTGATCTTACCATAACCAAATTGAGCTGGATAAGTGTCCTTACCAGTAGAAGAATCTTTGACGCTATCGTCAACGATAACACGCCAGATCTTCAATGATTCCCCTGTCTTTTGTGCGTCAAGCACGGTTTGAACAGATGGATCTTTAGGCGCGAAATATTGAGTCAACTCAATAGAGTGTTCATCTGTTGCTTTTTCAAGCAAGCGCCCTTGTTGAGTTTGTTCGTCAATGTATTCGCCACCCATGGTAGTTGTACCGTCTGTACGGTAAGCTGGAAGCATAGCTCCGTTACCCTTTTCGGCGTGGATTGATTGGATAAAGTAAAATACTTTTTTACCTACGATCGGCTTTGCGATCGTAATTTTAATTTTTGCTTTTTCTTCTTCTGCACCCATGTATTAAATGCTCCTTTTAAAAAATTGTGTCTGTTAATGCAATGACAATATGATAGACTTCACGGCCTATCGTATCGTCTAAGAGTACGCTCGCGTTTACGTTGCGATTGTGGCCGATCCTGCGAAGGGCCTCAGATTTGACTTTCTCGACCCCGGCTCGGCTTTCCGTGCCCGGTAAGAAAATGTCAATTTGTACGCTCATATCCTCAATAATAAGCCCCGTTTGAGCTGTTTTTGACGTGTCCGAGCTAGATTGCCCGATCACCAGAAACGGCTCGAGTGTGTCTTGTTTTGGTAACTTAAATTTGATCGGAATATTGAGCGGTTTTAGCTTTTCGCGTAAATCTGCGAGCATTTTAACCGAAGGCGTTTCGTTTGCCATGAATCACCTCCTAAACATTTTACGAAGGTTCTTAAATAACACTTCGCTTTCTTCCTTAACGGCTGGACCAAGGAACGGCTGGGCCTTCATCTTCCGAGTTCCAAGCTCCACATAGACCGAATAGCCTGCGGGCGACGTTACTTTGTACCGTAACATACCCACCCGAGCGACAAAGATCCCGTTTCGCATGAAGCCGGTATCGACTGCTGCTTTCATCTTGGCTTTTCGTTCCACACGCAAGGCCGATCGTTGCAATTCTGCCGATACAGCCCGACGCGCTTCCCGTGGCTTGTTTTGGACCTTTCGCATAAACTTGTCCAGCCCTTTTACAGTATAAGAAAAACTCATAAGTAAATAACCGTGCTATTATGATGATATTTCTTGCCCTTGATCTTGAGGCGCTGGCCATTGTAAATCACTTCCGAGAAGCCCTTATACGTGCCCTGTAAGTGCAACTTGAACGAATCAAAATCATACTTACCATAGAGCCCCATCATCTCATAGTTAGATAATGAATTTCGCATACAAGGGACCGGAAAACTCTTTTTCGTTTCCGTGTTCTCGAGCAATTCGTCCTCTGGCTCTTCCTCAAAGATCAAGGTTACGCGTTCGTTATAGATCATACACGCGCCCCCTTTAAACGAATCGAGCGATTCCGCGGGCCCGATGTTTGACCGCAAGGCCTTTCAATACAGCCTTATGTTCATCTGTTAGATAGCTAGACTCCCAAGTGAAGCTCCGGCCTTCCTCGCTGTCCGCTGTCGCGCCTTCCGAGTTTAGACGGTTGAAGCGACTGACGGCAACGTCTCGAAGAATATAAGCCACGCTACCGGGCAATTCCTCGAGTGCTGTGTCCGAAAATTGATTGACGTAAGCGATCATACGCTCGAAGCTATCCCGTACAATTAGGGTCAAAAGATCGTCTTGTTCTTGGTCAGCTTTGGGAATACCTTTCAGCAAACGAAGCTCTTCCGTTACTTGATCGATATTGATTGCTGTCATCGCTCAAACCTCCTAAAACTAGGCTGCTACCGCTGACGCTGGTTCGATTGTAGCTTCTACCACACCGTCCGGAATTTCAGCAAAGAGAACGTTAGCGCCAAAGAATACTGACTCGAAAGTCAAATTATTCAAGTGACGATCACGCGCCACACCGATAAGACCTGTTTCGTCTGTGAAGTCCGCAAACAATCCACCAAGATCACCACCAGCGACGTTTAAATAAGCGAAAACAAGGTTTTCAACCGCTGTGGTATAGATCTTGCCTTGTGGGCATGAAGGCATAACGATAACGTTTTGCATACCAAGGAAGTTTTGGAGAAGTGTGAACCCGAACACGTTTGAAGCGTCAGACGCTACCGCTGTGTTTCCAAGGTATTCTGCCACATCAAGTGGGTTAACGAAAGATACAAGTGGAGATCCTTCGAACTCGTTGAAAGTGGTCAATTTGCCCCAGCTGTTCGCAAGAGCTTGTTGAAGGCTTTTTCCTTTGACTTTAGTTTTAGTCTTTTTGAGGTAAGCAAGGAAGTTTTCCTTGATTCCGTTTTGAATTTCACGGAGTAAGCGTGTATCTGCCTCCGTGATAGCGCGTGACGCACCGTGACGTGCGATCGCTTCCGCTGATACAGCACGGCGTTTCTTGAACCATTCTACGGTGTATTCTTGGTCCTTTGCGCGTGTCATTTTAGAGAGCGGAATTGTTTCACCTTCAGCGGTTTTAGTTGTGTCAACATCCGCTGTCCATTTGTAAGTTTGGATCTTGAGGTCATTTGTCAATTCTTGACGGCGAGTTACCCCCAAAAGACGGAGCAAGTCGTTAATGTTTTTAGAAAATTTATTGACAAAATCAATGGACTTAATTTCGCCAAGATCTGTCATGGTTGTAAGTTTGTTTTCAGCCATATTTTAATAGCCCTTTCTAGTTTTTAAATAGTCCAATGTTTGCAGCGATCATCGCTTGACGTTCTTCGTCGTTCTCAATAGCCATGATCTCCGCTTTCGTCATAGATACTGGGCCCGTACCCTTGCGAGGGGCTTTCTGTGTCAAGCGTTCATCGACGCGCGCTTCTACTGCCTTATCAAAGATTTGTCGCAAAGTGCCGATCTTCTCTTTTGTGGCTTCGGCTGTCTCATCGATCACAAAATCGATAAACTCGCCCGGAAGTCCTTCTTCGCTCAATAGCGTTTGAGTGGCCACGCGCATTTCTTTAATTGCAAGAGCTCGCTCGCGTTCTTCGATCGCTTGGATCCGTTTCGCTTCCTCTTCTTTCGCGCGTTCGTCTTTGGTCAGCTTCGCGAGGCGTTCGCCTTCGCTTTTGGCCTTTTCGATTGCTTCAGCTTGCTCTGCTTCCCAGCTGGCGCGGGCCTTGGCGATCTCGGCTGCGATTGCTTTCCCAAACTCGGCGCGTGTAAAGGTACGCTCTGCCTTTTCTTGCTTGGCTTCGACTTGTTCTTCTTGAGTGACGTCTTGCTCAAGTGCTTCAGTCTCGACTGCTTGTGTATTTTCTGACATTATTTTCCTCCGACGGTTACGCCGTCACTCGATTGTTCTCGTTTTACGTCCGGCGACGAGACAATGCAGCTTTTAACGTCCTCCGCATAGTCTGGACAATAAAAAAAGCGGTCTATTCCCGCTTGTCAAGATACCGGATCACCTCCGATCACTTATCCTTGTCGCCTCGCGACTGTTTAATGCTATTTATGATACCTTCGATCATTCCAGCGATCACGGCCCAACCCACTAATACCACGAAGGCAAAGCAGAAAAGCCCCGCTGTGTAAGATACTATATCCCAGATATTAACCACTAGATCCCTCCTCTTCTATTTCTTCCGCGTCCGGCATGATCGTAGACCGGCAATTGTAATGAAACGGGGGCATATTTACCCCGACTTGCGCGTCTTCGAGCTTGTACAGCTTGTTTTCTTGCGCGATTCGCCGGCATATTTGAGTGGTCCGATCGTCTAGCACGACCAAGATTCTATAATACTCTAGCCCGGCTTTTTGATACCGCTTGATAGTGGCCCGATTAATGACGGCCGTCGCGTCGGTCCTTACCAACGTTTCGGCTCGAGACCGTGCCACATTAAACTCTTTTCGTATTTCGCGGGCCATATCTTGCGGGCTGTCCCCACGAATAAAACCTTGTTTAAATACTTCTTTCAGCTTTTGCGCGAGGCTGTCCGTGTTGCCCCAAAGTTGCTCGGAATAGTTCCGACCATTGAAAGGGGTTTTGACAATCTCTTCAAACGCTGGACGGTTGACCGCGCCTGTACGGCCTCCCATTGCCTTTCTGTACGCGTATTCCGCGACGTTGAATAAATACTTCTCGAAGCTCTTATGGAGTGCTCCTGTGAGCACTCCGAGCCTGTGGATAGCTTCTAGCTGCAAAGCCTCGATTCTGATCGCTCGAGCTGACGCGTATTGTTGGTTCAATCGCTTTAATAGCTCTGGATCCTTTTCGGCCTGCTCGCGGTATAACGTCGCATTATCCACATAGTCGCTCAAATCCTCACCACGAAGGCGCTTCGTTGCGTCTTGGTAAGTGAGTTCATGATCTTCGGCGTACTTTGCGTAAAAGTCGAACAATGACTTTTGAAGTCTTACTGCCTCGTTGCGGTAAGTTTTTTCTAATTCAGCGAAGAAGTCTATATCTTTCCGGTCAACGTACTCGAATATCTCCCGGGCGCGTGCTTCCCAGTATTCCTCATGGTTGGTCAGCTTCAGTTTCTTCATCTTCTTTATCTTCTTCATCTATCGCTACCTTGCCGGCTTTTGGCTCGATTCGTGGGAGCATTTCAAGCGCTTTTTCCGTTTCTTCTTTCATACGCTTTAGCTCTGCTTCAGCGTCGACGCCTGTCACTTGTTCGAGCATTTCGAAGATTGTTTGTTCACTTACAACGCCGTATAAGTTCTTCGCCATTGCCACAATCTTACTGTTATTTTGTGGGATATTTGGTTTAAAAACAACGCTTGTTTCATTGATAAGGTTATAATTCTCTGAATCGTTGCCCTTGATCTTCCAGATATTCACTGCGAGACGTAAACGACGCATGAGTCCTTTTTCAAAGAGCAATTCTTGCTTGCCTCGATAGTTATCAGACGCCATGAGCTTATATTTCATTGCTTCACCCGACTGTGTGCCTGCAAAGTTGCTGTCCGTGGTATCTGGCGTGAACGTAAACCGCATGATATCTTGTACTAGTCGTTCTTTATACGCTTCAGCCCCTGCCGTGTCGTATGACTTGACGAGATAGTTCGCGCTCGGGCTCGATCCACCCGGGATCGGGTTATCGTCGAGAACTAAGATTTTAGCTTTCTTGAACGCTTGAGATACCCCAAGGCGACCGTTTGGATTGATTCGGCCATCTTCTAAGAAGTCCTTATCATCAACCCCGGTAAACGGGTTCCCCGAGATCACCAAAAGAGCCTCGTTACTGTCTTGCTGGAAGTTCGCAAGCTCAGACTGTGATAAGTCGTAAGCGTCGATCGAGTCCAGCACGGCTTCAAACGCGCCTGTCCGATCCGTGTTATTGCTAAACTCATTCACCGGTACGCCATTAAAGAAATGTTCGCTTGTTTCTTTGAGATGAAGCGTGTCCGTGTCTTGGTTATCGTCCACATACTCATAAATAGCGTTACTGGTATAGACTTTAACAAAATCGCGCTTATGTCCGTTTCCATAACTGATAGAGTAGTAGTTGATTGCCATCAAAGACCGTTGCTCGTAGCTGTCGTCATAAATGACAAAAGTTTGTTCTGGATCCATACGATAGAGCTTGACCCAGACCGAGCCGTCTTCGTCTTTGAACGTGCTCAAAAGCTCGTAAGCCCGGCCATAGATCGCGAGATCTGTCTTGATCGCGACGTTGTGGTCCTTTTCGTTGTTTTGTTTTGAAAATTGGTCAATCTGTTTTTGGATCTCAGCGTTTTCGTTCTTATACTCGACCGGATTCCCTAACATGTAACCTTGCTCGAAAATAGCAATGTATTTTGCCCAGTCACTCGCGATTCGGTTATCTGCGCTGTATGGGTCACTTTTCGCTTCTCTGTACTTGATATTGTTATCAGCGAGATAATAGCGTTTCAGCTCTTTCAGCCGGTCCAATTGCTCGGATCTGTGCGTTCCGATATAGTTTTTAAGACGCTCGATCCATTTCTGGCCTTCGTATTCGATCGTTTCAAAATCTTCGGCCGTCATGATAAACTGACGATTCGCGTTCTCGTCGAAGCGTCTCCCTTTAAGGAATTTCACTTTCTCTTATTCCTCCTTTTAGAAATAGTATTGTGCGCTTTGCATACGCTCTTTTACTGTGCTGCTCGTATCGTATACGTGTTGCGAATAGATCGCGTATCTTACCGCGTCTAGTACGTCGTCGTGCTCTTTCAGTGGTTCGCCTGTGCGCTCGTTCCAGACGTATTGATAGATCTCGTCTTTGAACTTGCGGACCTTATTTGAAACGACAAAAAAACGGCCACCCTTCATGAGTTTGGCCACCTCTTCAATCCCAGATAATACCGACTTATACGCATTGAAACACTTTAGACGCTCGCGGTTAAACCGTCCGACGTGCTCGGGCCGTGCGCTGTCAGCCCAGAAGAATATATCGCCATAACGCGCCTTGATATCTTTCGCAACGTCCACCCAAAAGTCAATCTCTTTGTACTGGTGCGCGTGTTCCTCTAGTATGTACACGTCTCCGGCCTCAGTTTGTCCAATGACAACGATTGAGCCCCAGTGCTCATACCCCCAGTCAACCCCTGCATAGATCTTCGCGAATTGCTCGGGCGCTTTCTTGACGTACATTTCCTCTTTGAAGTCACGATAGACCGCACCTTCACCGATCACCCATTTTCCGTAAATCCCGCGCTCGGTAAACATACCTGAGGGCGTCGTTGCGATCAAGTTGTCCACATACCGTTGATTTAAGAACGTGTTATCAAAGATTGTAAAATGGTTCGCGATGATCTTCTCATCGTCTGCCTTGTCGATATAATCGACCTTGAGCCAGTGTTTCGGGTGGTCCGGGTTGGTATCGCATATAATACGCGCGCCGTAACCGGAGCAACGTTTTAAGATCTCGTCAAAAACCTCTTTATTCGCGAGTGTGGCCTCGTTTACGTATGCTCCGAAGGCTGTCATACCCCGGATAGCTTTAAGGCCCGCTATGGACCCCGTAAACGTCGTAACGACGTACACCCCGAATAAGGTAAAGTTTCCATGTCGGTCAAACTGGAACTCGTGTCCGTAAGCGTCCGTGATCTCGCGCAATATGTTTGTTTGGAGCGTTCCGGACGATACCGCACCTAAAATGTACATAGGCTTTTGAACTCCGACTTTTGCAGCGTTTTTCTTGACCCGTTTCAGCTCCATCAAAAACAGATCATTGTCGAGCTTGGTTTTCCCAGCCCGTACTGCCCCGTGGTTTATCATCATGTACCAATCGCGAGCGATAGAGCGACGCAAGATCCCGATCTGTTTATCTGTGTATAATCGATCAAGAGCCATCTTTTATCACTCCTTCCAGCTTGTCGAAATAGTCGGCCATGATATCCTCGGACGCCATACCACCTTCAAGAGCTTGCTCGCGCTTCTTATTCTCAAGTTGCATTGCCTTAACGCGCTCTTTTTGCTCTTTCTTATCGAGAGCGTCTTTCGTGCCCTCGTTGCCGTTCATCTTGGCCAAGAGTTCAATGGCTCGCATATCGCCTTTAAGGGCCTTTTGCAAAAGGACCGTCGCGATCGCTGTCTGGTTCGTCGCGTTTAGGCCCTTTTCCTCAAGAGCTTCTTTTAGCTGTGGACTGAAAACGTCCATCTCTAAAATTTGATTGACTTTCTTTTTTAGATCCGCTTTTTCCCTTCGAGCCTTGCCGGAGGCGATACCGGCTTTCCGGGCATTGCGTCGGCGTTCTTCGGGCGTTCGCTGCTCGTTTGGTATTAAGTTGTCAATCCCGGCCATCGCCTCCCCTCCTTTACTGTTTAATTTGTTAGATTGAGAATTTCTCGCTGTTCTTTTTTCTTTTACAAAAAAACAGACTCCCCAGAAAGGAATAGGGGGAGTCTGAAAAGAAAAGTATAGAGTATAGAAATGTCTGGCAAGGGGAAGAACTAAAAGAACCTTACCAAAAGCGGACGGGCGGAATCGAACCGCCGAAACGAAAAAATTTTTAAAAAATATAAGGAGACCCCACAAACTGGGAAAGTTTTTTTATGAAAAGTAAAACGTGCTGATGTAACTGTTGGCTTTTGTCCTGTCGTCCGCAATGAAGATCGTCGTTTCCTTCAATCTTCCGATAATACAATTTTACCACCTTTTTTTGAACACTTTTCCCAAATTTCAGCGTGTTTTTAAAAAAATACTTGTAACTTTCTTTTCGAGGCCTTCGAAGAACGGTTTGATAACATTTCGATAGACCGAGTTTTTCGACATAAACAACTCGAGGGCCACGCCTTCGACATTTTTTGATCGTGTCACATATAAGCATTTGATTGCCTCCCAATTTGAGGGAGCACACTCGCTTGTATATTCTGTGATCGCTTCTGCGAGCGTATAGAGTCGAATCAATTCCGGATCATTTTCTTTTAGGATCACGTTTTTTAGAGCTTCTGGCGTGTTAGTTGCTGCCTTGCTCTTTATAAACCAGTTCTCATCAAAATTTTGATAAGGGAAAGTGATCTCTTCGATTCGCTCTTTGATCTCTTTATCAAACGGATATCTTCGAAGCGCGTCTATCAGATATCCGTATCTTGTCTCAATTCGCAAGCTCCCCTCCTTTCTAGCCCAGCGGGCTCTATACTTCTTTTTCGTACACGTCAAAGACTCCGACTCTCTGGTTGCTTCGATAGGCCAGCGCCTCTTCTTTGGTCTGGAATTCGATCTCTTCAAACTTAGTTGAATGATTGCAATCCCAGCGGGTACGCTTTAGATATTTTCTAATGACATAAACTTTCATGCTATCCCCCGACACCGTTTTCATCGGCGACTTCCTGTAATTGTTGGCTCATACGTGAATTATAATCAGTGTTCAATTTATTAATAATCACGTCTTGCATGATATTTTTTTCTTCAGCTTTCTCGAGTTCGTCCTTTTGTGTTTGGATCGTTCGTTGAAGCTCGTTGTTGCTCGTTTCAAGTGTTCGGACTCGTGCGTTAAGGTTGACGCATACAGCGATTAGGACAAAAAGGATAAACGCAAAATTCGCACGTATCAGCTTATCATTATTCGTCATTTTCTCGCCCCTCTTTCCACATAGCGACCCCGATCACTGCGAGGCCACCCAGCCACGCAAGCGATAAGCCTCCAAAGATAAATGTTAATAAGTCCATTAGTTATCTCCCTAAAATAAATAACTTAACATTATCAAGTAAAGCAATGTTTCCAGTGCATAAACAGATATCGAGAATAGAAACGGAATGACACCAGCGCCCAAGTTATAATCTAAAATCGCGTAAGTAAGTCCGATAACAAACAAATAACCTAAACTTAACAGCAACCCCATAAGAATTTCATCACGATGATTCTTAATGTATTTTTTGAATTTCGCCATTCTGTTACCTCCGATTTCTTAACAAAGCCTTTTCGACGTTATACAAGTCCACTGAAGTAGTCTGAATCATACGTGGAATCCGCGCGTCATGCGCTTTAAGACATATCTGGCTTTTCTCAAAATCCACATAAGCCACTTCTTCAATATCTATACATTCTTCAACCCAGCCGTATCTTGTGAATGCGTATATAAACACACTATCACTCATTCCGTTACCTCCAACAATTCTGGATTTTCGTAAACGTTGCCGATGATTTCTCTGTCGCTGGCCACATTACACAATCGTTCAAAATTATTGTATCGAATCAAGCTATTTACAAACATTCCTAAATCTTCTCTGTATTCGATAAATCCATTCAACAAACCATCTTTTGTGCCCAAAACATCTTTCTCATATATCTCCCGTAAATTTTTGTCAAACATCCCTGTGAAACGTCCTACTGATTCTATATTTACAGGACACCAAGAACCTATTGTAATGTATTGTTCATTGGCTTCTACCACTTCGTTGATGATAAATGCTCTTCCTCTATCTTCAATTAAATGTCCGTATTGCCATTCTCCTTTGCTATTTTCGTCAATGGATAACCCTCTAAATTTTGGAATCATCTTGCACCTCCCATAAAATTATTGGCAAAATTTTGCACTTCAGTATCAATTATTTTATGTCTATAATTTAACAATGGATTCATGAGGTCATTTCTCACAGCAGGCCTCAAAATGATTTCATTTGTTTCCAAAAATCTTTTACCGTTGATTTTGATTTTTACATCATACCCATTTGCAATATGTTCGAGGTCGTTTTTAGATAAATATATTTCAAATCTACTCATTCCGTTACCTCCTTCAACTCTCCATCCCAATCGCTGGCAGGGTGGACGCATAATTCCGTACCATTGTAATAAACAAATTCCTTTTCACCATAATTATTTACTAAAACCCAGCCTTTTATGTTTTTTACACCATCAAACGTCGTGTGTGTATAGTTTGCAATTTTCATTCTGTTACCTCCTTACTTTTTTTGAATTATTCCGTTTGAAGATAGGGTTCTTCTTTTCTTTTTTCCTCTGTTTGTGATAATCACTATCTTTATTAAAAATAATATCTTCATCTTCAATAAGCTCTCTAATAAATTGGTCGTCCGGAATCATTCTTCTGCCTCCTTCTCTACTGTGATAGTAAAATCCCGACCATTTATGTTTAAAGGCAAGACTACCCCTGTTTTTGAGTCACTTTTTAGCAAATCAAATACAATTTCTAAAACTTGCTTACCTAAAATCAATTGTGTCTCTACAATATTTTGCTCTTCAGCCATCACTCCACCTCCTCAACTTCAAACAGCGGACTATTAAACACTTCCCCAAAACCAGCATCTTTTAGCTCCTTTTTAGTGTGGTAGACTCTTTGATGATCCGTTTCATAGATCGAAGAGAAAAGCCACGTTTTGTTTATCTTTTCAAAAATTAGACAGCTATTAAAGCACACTCCTTTTGCTTTCACTCGATAGCGCTTCTCTTTCTCGATATGGTAGCCATTCACCCAAGCGTCAGCAAAGATATTTTGCCGATTCTTTTCATCTTCGCAAAACCATAGATTCACTTCTTCTGATGCATTTTCTAGCGCAAAATGTAAAGTCTTGTTTCGGCCTCTTACGCACGATATCCAGTTTGCCACTGGCCGGGGAAGCGTGACTTTTTCTTTCTGTTCATCGAGTTGCCTCAGATCGTTCAAAACTTCCTCAGTTGCGACAATCGCATAAATAGTTTCCTCATACTTTCGCACTAATTCACTTTTTTTCATTCTTCCACCTCTTCTACTTCTACGAGTGGGCTTTCTAGCAACCACCCAATCCCTTTTAGATTCAGCTCGTCGATCGTAAACGACTGCTTAAATTTTAGCTTGTATCGTCTATCGTCTTCGAGCTCGATCATGTATGTTTTTATTGTCTTATTAAATCGTTTTGAGTTGCAAAGCAGACTCCGCAACGACTCGATCTTCCGTCCAGTTTGTTCTGCGATCTCTTCCATCGTGCCAAACGCGAGTAGCGTATCGTTTTTATAATAAGCAAACGTGCGGACTTTCATTTCAGATCCCAAAAGCTCCACGTCTAAGATCCCGAAAAAATCGCATATAGCCTCGATTCCTGTTCTATCGGGTACGCGATCGCCTCTTAACCAATAATCGATCGTATTATAGGACCAGCCCAGTTTTCTTGATAGTTGGGCTTTCGTGACTCCTCGTTCGTCCATCAAGCGCCTAAGGTTCTTTTTCAAGGCCTCGCGCTGTTTTGGATCATATTTCACGTATTCCATTTTCTGGCCTTCTTCCCCACTCATTGATAATCACGTCGTATTTTTTACCATTGATTGTTATCAATTTGCTAGCTCCGATCACGTCTTTTTTTTCCTCGATTCGTTTTATAAGTTCGACGCAAGTTTCACCAAGAGATAATTGACTTTCTATTTCGTCGTATCTCTTCTCTTCCATATTGCCAATAACTTCATAGTACGTTTTCTCCCTCATGCCATTTTTACTCCTTCCGCTTGTTTTTCTAGCCATTCAAACAAGAGCCCGAATTGCTTTACGACTAATTCGTCGTCATGGTATTTTTTGCAGATCTCAGCGATCGCGTCCACGGTCCAAAACCAATAACGCTCAGACCCAAAACCGAGGCTTTGTGCGACTTGGTTATTTCGTGCCATGAAGTCCGGGAGCTCGACGCTAAAGAAATGTATATAGTTCATCGTCCCACTCCTCCACTCTGACATAGATTCCCACGACCTCAGACCAAAATTTTTCTGCGATCTCGCTTGCGACCTCTGCGTCGTCTTTCCAAAAGCCGAGCTTCGTCATACAGTCTTTAAACAACTTTTGAAGATTGTCCGTATCGGGTTTGGTGGTCTTGTACTGGCCTGTGCGTACTCCTTTAATCATCGGGAAGCACCATTTGACCGTGAGCCGAATCGGCCCTTTCATTTTGTCTGGTGGTACATGACGCGCAAGTAAACTTTCAAATTTCGCTCGAGCGTTTTTCAGCTCCTCAGGTTCGTAGAAAATCGGCTTGCCATTTCTGACATTTACTTTTTTCTGTTGGTGTGTTGTCGTCGGAATTTTTTCCATCGGCAAAAAGAACTCAATCATTTTTCGCCACCTCGTTTTTTATACTTTTTTTCTTTTGCATTTACTTTTTACTTACCACGCTCTCGCGCTAAGTCCAAGTTAGGGGACAGGGTTACAGGGTTACAGGGGGCGGGAGCAAAGCCCCCCTGTTCCTGTTCCTGTTCCCCTTGGACCTCAGGGACATTTTCCTAAATTTCTCCCTCCAAAGGAGGAGAAATTGTGTCCCTCGTTTTGTCCCTAGGGACATTTTCGATAAATAATCGACTTTGTCCCTCATTTTGTCCCTCAAATCGACCTCATAGGGACAGGGACATTTTCGATAATTTGTCCCTTGTCCCTAGGGACATTTTCGATAGACACATTCGAATTTGTCCTTCGACTTTGTCCCTGTCCCTCGTTTTGTCCCTAGGGACAAACTCGATAATGTCCTTCGACTTTGTCCCTCGAAAACATTTTTATTAGAGGGACATTTTCGATTGTGTCCCTCGACTTTGTCCCTCATTGTCCCTGTGTTAAGAGTCTGATTTTGCTATAATTTCTTTGTTTTCCACCTCGAATTTGCCATTATTTTTTATCCATCTGCGGATTGTTTTTTCACTTACTGGCTTTTCTTCAGTGGAAAAGTAATCAATTAAATCGTCAATTGTAACTGGACTTACTCCATCATTAAGGGCCTCGATAGCTGTTTCAAGTTTTTCAGCTCTCTTTTGGGTTCGCTCTTCTTTTGTCATTTTCTTGTCAAAATTCTTTTTCCAAGGCGAATTTTTAGCGTTTGTGTCCTCGAGTTGGATATCAGCTAAAACTCCCGAATCGTCCAAAAAATGTACTGGATAGCTAAACCACATATTGACAGGCTTGAACTTGGCAAACTCCCGAAGAGTGCCTTCCACGCGCCACGCTGTCGAAATTTCGATCGCATGACGGGCTTGTTCGATCTTATCTGTCCACGGCTTACGCTCGAGAATATTTTGAATTCCATTTTCGAAGTGCGTTCTCATGACGCTCGCACTTTGGAGATCGTCGAGCGTGACTTCCTCTTGGTAATATCCAAGGTTGCATGTTTGCAAAGCCTCTTTGTAGATCCGGCAAGCCGTATGATTGATACGCTGCGCTAATAATTCCTCCGTGATATCCAATTCTACTAAGTCGACCAACGCGTCCGGATCTCGAGCGAATACGCCCGAACCGCTGGCTCGGTCCATTGATTTTTTGCCCCCTTGAGCACCTTTTGAGTGGTGGTGGCAATAGATCACTGAGCACCCAAGCTCTGTCGCGACCTTGTCGAACTGATTCGTAAAGTGTGCCATCTGGTCCGCGCTGTTTTCGTCACCCGTTAAGACTTTATAGATCGGGTCAATGATGACGGCTATATAGTTCTTTTTGAGTGATCTCCGGATCAATTTCGGAGCGAGCTTGTCCATCGGTACAGTCTTCCCGCGTAAGTTCCAGATATCAATATTTTGTAAATTGTTCGGTTGAAGCCCCATTGCTTCGTACACGTCGCGGAAACGGTGCAAACATGACGCGCGATCCAATTCAAGATTGACGTATAGGACCTTACCTTGCGTACACTTCCATTCAAGCCATTTCTTGCCCTCTGCGATTGCGATTGACATTTCGATCAAGCTGAAAGACTTCCCGGCTTTTGACGGCCCAGCGATTAGCATTTTGTGCCCTTGGCGAAGGACTCCTTCGATCAGCTCGGGTGCGAGCTCTGGGAGGTTGTCCCAGCTATCGCCCAACCCTTCCGGATCTGGAAGATCGTCGTTGAGATCTTCGATATACTGGTACCACTCTTCCCAGTTGCGCTTGCCGATATTGGTATCGACAAGGAATTGTTTCTGGCCGTTACGCTCGAATCCCGGCATACGGGACAGGCGCGACGGGTTGCGGTTTTGTGTGTCGACTGATATTCCGTTTTTCTGACAGATCTTATATAAGTAGTCGACGCGTTTTCTGTATTCCTCATAATTGCCAGCGTCCACTTTCACGATAGCGTGTAAGGACTTGTTTCCACTATAGACGAGGGCCACGATCGGCAATTCAAGCTCTTTATAGATCGCGTTTTGCTTTTCAACGCTCATGCTGTCAGACTCAACGAGTGCGTACCGATAATCAGTTACGTTCTCGTTTTTGGCTCCCTTGCCGTCTAACGGATTGAATCGGATCCACGCACCAGCTTCCTTGTGATAGTCCCCAAGGACAGCCCCGATATCTCCGTTACACTTGGATAGCTGCTCGATCAGTTGTCCCGCGGTTCGGTCATAAGCTCCCTTCGTCGGAAGCCATTTCTCGATCTCGCCCGTCTCGTCGTTTACTTTTGGATATGACTCGGTAACATAACCGACATTCTCAGATGATTCGAATAGGGCCTCGAGATATTTAATAATCTCTTGTACCGGGTTCCAGTTTGTAGGCTCATGAATCTCTTTTCCCTCGATCCAGTTCTTATCAATGACGCGATAGTCTCGATCGATCGTATCGTTCCAATCGAGCTCATGGGCTCCCTCGCTATCGCTTGAGTATGGATTCACCCAGCCGTGATCTTTTGCGAGCTGTACGATTGTACCGCCCGTGACGATGGAACCCGCTTCCTCGTTGAAGGTGTCCCATTTCTTAAAACATTCGAATTTCCGGTATCGGGCCGGATCACGTAAGGACCAATTATCCCAGTCAGACGCGGTGTACCCTTCGTGCTTTAAGGCGAATCCGACGTTTATCCATTCTTGATAAGATAAAATCGAGGGGTCTATATGGTCCAGTAATGGTAATAAGTCAAATTCTCGTTCCACTAGTCCCCTCCTTTCCATTTCTTGTACACTTTTGTAAAAATTTCTTTTACGAGCTCTTGTGGTATGTTTGAGCGTTCGTTATATGACGTCGAGAAATCTTGCCAAGTAACCTCTGGTTTATTCGCTTCGTTGTTAAGTTGTAAATCTAGGTTACTGGCAAATTTCGTCGGTTTTTGAATCGGGTAGCCGTAATTGTTATAACGAGTCGGATTTTTAAACAGTAACTCAAAGCCTATGACTTCTTCAATATATCGCCATATTCTCCCACTAGCTGGGTTTTCTATGATAAAAAACTCCGGCTCGTATCGTTTAATAATCTCGATCGTGTTAAATACACATAACTCCCCATTGACTCTCTTCATAAATTGTCGATCGTACTTGTAATTGTTGTACGCTTGCTCATAATCGCTATTGCTTCGGATCGTGAACGGGCTTGGCTCCTTTTGTGGTTCGAAAAGACTGTCTGATAGATCCTCTTTCTTCCAGCAAGCGTTACCGTTAGGAATTGCGCTCGCATTGCTCCAGCTCTCGCAAGGAGGGCTCGCAATTATTAAGTCGGGTTTTGGCAGCTTATCAAGCGTATCGAATAAGGTATTATTTCCAAATAATCGACTATAATCGGCAAGATTTAAATTTATGAAATGATTATTCTTGCGTTCGATATCAATCCCTATTGGGTGTATTTCAATATCACACAAGTCCTTATCGTTTAGATCCTTGACGCCTTTTGTATAACTCCCATTCCCACTATCAAAAAGGGCCCATACGATCATTTTTTTCAATTAGTTCTCCTTTTTAGCCATTCCAGCGACTCCGAGGCTCAATCCTAAAAGTCCGATAAGGCTGATCGCGATTCCGAAATCTGATCCCGTATTAGGAAGTGTAGCCGGTGCGCTGTACGCTTCGACTGTTTCTTCGAATTCGTTTTTCGCGTGGTTTTCGCTTGATTTTTCACGCGATTTGACGATCTTCACTTCTTCGACTTTTGGCGTTTCTTTTGGCGTTGGTGTGTTTGGCTTGTCTTGTTTTTGTTGTGGTTTTGGTTCGTCGCGTTTAGGTTCCGGAATATCAATCACTAGTTCCGGCTTATCCAATACTGGCGCGTCTGGAGGTGTCACCCCGCCTTTCCACTCTGGTTTATCCAGCTGTGGAGCGTCAAACGGTACCGTACCGCCTTTCCATTCCGGCTTGTCTAAAACAGGAGCTTCATTCGGTACAGTTCCAATAGGCTCTGTGTATTCCGGCTTTTCTCGTACTTCTGGAATACCCGGAATACCACCTTGGAACTCTGGGATGTCAACTTTTGGAGATTCCTTTGGAATTTCAAACGTTGGCTCTGGTTTGTTTTCGCCCGAAGCGTCGCCCTTGCCTCCGACAAGCTGAACGTAGCTATATGAAGTGGCTCCATCTGTTTCGGCTTTGAGCTCGACTTTATTTGTCGGGTTTGTTGAATCCTTAACAGCATTAGTCAATTTAGTCTTGTAATTTAGATAGATCATATGATCGAGACGATCCATCGTGATTGTGAAGCCATGATCTGACTTACTAATAGATTTCACGAGATCCATAGCAGATCCTTTATCGATCCAAGGATCTAGGCTTTCAATATTCTTGATTTCAAAATAGTTATCAATTAGCTTTTGGTTTTCGCTCATTTCGTCGATGATTTTCACATAGTTTAGGACTTTGCGCGCATAATTGACGCGTACAGTCCAGTTGATAACCGTCGGATCGTTTTCGTCTTGGCTTCCCCACTTGGAAAGGAGTTCATCGCTTCCGATCTCTTGTTCTTTGCCGATTGTTGCATTTACGATTGTGCCGTTAAAGTTCGCACTAACGGGCTGGTCACTTTGGACCTTGTCAGTCCATTTTGCGTCCATTTTAAGGCTCATTTGTTTGTTTAGTGGGTGGTTTTTAAAATAATCGTTAAATACGGTTGTCACGGTTCCAGCTTGGCTGTCCGCGGTAGCTTGACCGACAACGGCATTTTCTGGATTGTGTACGTCGAACGTGAAGCTCGTTTGAAATGCTACTTCTTTTGGAAGTGTGAACGTCACCTTATCGCCCTCGTTGATCTCGAGATCATCTGGGAAGTGTACGTTCTTATATTCCACGCTAAAGGGTTGATACTTCCCTGTACCGTTTGACTGATCGACAACGACTTCCGGGTTCTTGACTTCGATCACATTCCCGCTCTTTTCAAAAGTTGTTGGAAGTCCTTCTCGTTCGTTATTCGTAGCTTCAGCGCTTCCAGATCCCGCGTCATTGTTAGAATCTGCTGGTTGAGTTGCTTCCGTTGCTGGAACAGTTGATTCAGTTCCGCTTGCTGTGTTGCCTTGGTTTGTTGTAACTGTTTCAGTCTCTGGCGTGATTCCTCGATCAGACTCATCGGCATTTACTCCCTTAATTCCCAGTGTAGCTGTCGCAATAGTTGCGACTGTCAAAAGTGTTAATTTGTTAGTTTTCATTGTGTTTCTCCTTATTTTTTTAGTTTGGTACATATTCGCTCGCTCTGATCTGTGGCGGTATTCTCCACCCATTCGCTGCGATTCGATCAATCATGCTTCTAGCACTCTCAAAGCTCCACATTCCGACATTGCGGAAGCCTCGACTCTCAAGAAAGCGGATCTGTTTCGGTGTCGTGAGGCCTTCGCTCTGGCGCTTGTGTAAGCGATCAAGTAGCAATTTTGCTTTTCCGGCGTTACCGACTTCATCGGTAAAGATCCCGTATTTCTCGAGGGCTTTGAGTTGTTTTTCTGAAGGTGGGGCCATTTCATAGCCAAAATTAGGAACATAGCTCGAGAGATCTTCAGCGTGAATTGACATTTCAAATTGAAGTGGATCGACGAGTTTTCTTTTGCGTTTCCGCATTTCTGCGAGTTGTTTCGCAAGGGCCTCTTCACGCTCTGCGACAACGTCCTCCGCGCTCTTGGCCTCCATCGCTTCGAGATCGAGCACGATGCTCGTCTCTTCTTCCATGTTTTCGACCATCTTCTTCGCCACGTCCGGGCTTTCACATATCAAGTGAGCTGGTCGGCAAAGCTCGTGACGCTCGGTGTGCCATAGAAAATCAAGTAGAAGAAGCTCTTCTTTTCCCGGATAGAGACGCGTTCCACGTCCGACCATCTGCGAATAGAGCGCCCGGACTTTTGTCGGCCTTAACACGACCACACAATCAACCGACGGGCAATCCCACCCCTCAGTAAGTAACATTGAGTTACATAGAACGTTATAGCGTCCTTTCTCAAAGTCCTCGAGCACTTCGGCCCGGTCTTTCGATTCGCCGTTGACTTCGGCTGCTTTAAAGCCTCGCTCGTTTAAAATATCGCGGAATTTTTGGCTTGTTTTGACTAGCGGAAGAAAGACGACTGTTTTCCGATCCTTGCAATACTTGGCCATTTCGTCCGCGATCTGTACGAGGTACGGATCGAGTGCCGTTCCGACGTCGCTCGCTTTAAAATCACCCGCGGACATCGAAACGCTCGAGAGATCGAGATCGATCGGAATCGTTAAGGCCTTAATTTTGGATAGATAGCCTTCTTTGATCGCTTGTACGAGTGAGTATTCATAAGCTAAACTATCAAAGTACGAACCGAGATTTTTCATATCTCCGCGGTCTGGGGTCGCTGTAACCCCCAAGACTTCCGAGTCTTTGAAATAGCCCAGCACTTTTTGATAACCGTCAGATATAGCGTGGTGCGCCTCGTCGACAACGATCACGTCGAACCAATCGGGCGGGAATTGACTTAAACGTTTCTCCCGTTGCATGGTTTGGACAGATCCAACGACCACCCGATACCACGATCCTATGGACGTGCTTTCAGCCTTTTCTAGTGCTGTACCGAGGCCCGTCGCGGTCTTTAGCTTGTCGCTTGCTTGATCTAACAATTCGGATCTGTGAGCGAGCACTAACACGCGCTTCCCTTCTCGGACTTGATCTTCGATGATCTTTGAGAATACGACGGTTTTTCCCGTCCCAGTCGGGAGGACGAGAAGGGTTCGTTTTCGCCCTTCTGCCCATTCCTTTTGAACGGCTTCCCGTGCTTCTTGCTGGTAGGGTCTTAACTCCATACTTTAAAACCTCCTATATTAGAACGGCCCTCCTGTGAAGCCTCCCTGTGGTTGTGTTGGTTGTTGCGGTTGTTGATACTGTGGCGCTGGTTGTTGCGGTTGTTGATACTGTGGCGCTGGTTGTTGTGGTTGTTGATACTGTGGCGCTGGTTGTTGTTGGTATTGTCCCGGTTGTGCGTTCAATACTTTTGTATAGTCAACGTCTTCGGCGTAAATCATGCCTTTCACTTCGTTGTACTTGTTCCCGTTGTATTCGCGAGATCCAACTTTACACACTCCAACTTTGCCAATAATCGCGTTCCAGTCCATACGAAGCGGTTCGCCTTTACGTTTTTGTCCGATCGCTCCAAAGAACGCTGAAAGCATACCTTCCGTTGAGCTGTGTAAGAAGAGATTGTAGCGTAATTCTGTTTCGCCTTCATTCGCTACGATAGTAAGGTGTACTGTTGCTTTAGGACAAGCTGGCAACTTGCCGGGGTTTTGCGGGTTTGGCGTGTGACGTCCGCGCTCGTACTCTTTAACTGTGAACCAGTAAAGGCCGTCTGGTAGAAAGACATATTCTGAGTCTTTTTGGATTGTATCGTCCCAACCAAATTCGCGCTCAAAGTTGTTGTTAAATTGTTGTTGTGTCATGATGAAATTTCTCCTTTATGTTTATAAATTATTAGTGTTAAATGGTAATTCCGGATCTTTCCGTACTTGGTTTTTAATGACGTCGAGTGTAGCGTCCCAATTCGCGACGATCATGTCCCAGTAATTGCTCGGGAAGTTTTCGATCGGCGTCCCCATCGGGAAGTGTCCCCGAATATAAGCGACTTCTTGCAATTCGTTTTCGGTAACGTTGTTCGGTACCATTAAGTCGATCAATGCTTGTGGTAAGAGTCCCGCTTGTGGAGCTCGTCCCATTTCTTGGGCCACTTCTTGAGCAACCTCTTGCAATTGCTCGTTAATGTTTTGCTTTTGGGGCTCTGGTGTCGGTTGTGGCTGTGGCTCTGGTTGTGGCGCCGGTGCCGGTTGTTCAGTTGGTACGGGAGTCGGTGCGTTGAAGATATGGGCCACACTCTCAAACGTAAATGGTAGCTGATCTGGTAAGCCGTGACGGTTTTTCGCGTCCCATGCTGGCCGGTGGTTCGTGTACATAACACGTTCGCCCCCTTGGGCCTTTTTCTTGCCCGTGTCGGTGGTCATGACGATTGTCTTATAATTCGCAAAGAGCACCATATCGGCCCACTCCTTAACGAGCGGAGCTGTTTTTGAGCTGGTCTTTTGTCCGAGTTTTAACTCGTATCGGTCATAAGATCCCATTTCGTCCGGTTGCTCGAATTTCTTGATTTGTGCGTGAGCTGTCAAAATGACGTTGATCCCGTTGTCCACAAGCTCTGACAAGCTATTCAATAGACGCCCAATCTCTTCTTGGACGTATGTATAGCCCTTGCCCCAGCCGAAATCTTCGATCCCGTTCTTTTGGTGCTGTGCGCAAACATAATCAACCGCGAGTTGTTCCGCCCAGTCGATCGTGTCGATGACTAGAGTTTTGCAAGCGTTCGAATTCGCCTTAATAAACGCGATCTCGTTTTTGAGCATTGTCCAGCTTGTGGGCTTGTCCATACGGGCCACGTCCATATTATCGGTTGATCCTTCCGTATCGATGAATACCGGATCCGGGAATTGACTCGCAAAGCTAGACTTTCCGATCCCTTCCGGGCCATAGATCACGACTTTTTGCGCCCGTGCCTTCCTTCCTCTTGTGATTTGCATTTTTTAGTCCTCCTCGTCGTTGTCACTCAAGAGCCCGCGAAGAAAGTTTTCAAAGTGTTTGCGTTTTGCTTCTTTGATCTCTTCCGTGAGATCTTTTGGCTCTTTCCCGTCGAGCGTTTTGAGCTCATACGTTGCGGTAACTTCGAGCAGTTCGCCTTCAAACGCTTCAGCAACTTTATACATACGGTCACCCTGCTTTTCAATAAATTCTACGCTATTGTTTGCAGCGTCTCGCAAGTCATCGGTCCACTTTGAACTATAGGCCAAAGCTCGATTATTGTTTTCATACTCCTGTAAGAAATGTCCATTTTCTTTGTTGCGAATAACGATAAATTTTTCTGTTTTTTTCATGATTTTTCCTTCTTTCTTTTAAAAGCCATTTTGCCAAGTTGGCGCGACTGTTTCTTGTGCGCCGTTCATTGCCCCGTTTAATAGTCCATTTTCAAAACTCTCGGGTTTAATACTGTACCCGTCCTCTATGAGAACCGAACACTCTCCACCAGTTGAGACGCGTGTCGCGATAGCTTGCAAGCCCTCTTGCTCTAGCCAAGCGCCAAACTCCATTAATGTTACTTGGTCCATCTGCTCGAGCTTGTCAATAAGCACAAAGCCACAATCTGGCTTGAGCTTGCGGACAATAGCCGTAGCCACTTGTAATTGTTGCGAACCGGACATATTGTCCCAGCGTTGACCCAAGTATAAGAGTTCTCCATCTTCCACGGATAAGCCCGGAAGTGGTAAGTCTGCGTTTGTGAGTAAGTCGCGTTTTTGCTTGCGAATACCCTCTATAACCAGATCTAACTCGCGATACTGTTCGCGGTAGCCTTTCGCGTCCTCTTCGGCCTTGTCTTTGTCAAGATTCGCCCGAACTTTAAGATTGATCTGTTCAATGTTCGCGATACTTTCTTCAATCTCTTGTGTCGATTCGTCGATCAGATCTTGTGCGTCTTTGCGAGCAATATCCAAGTCTTGAGCTAGTCCCTGTTCTTTTTCTCGGGCTTCCTTGAGCATATCTTCCAAACGCTCAACGTTTGCGAGTGCCCCTTGATAGTCATTTTCGATTCTTGCGAGATTCTGACGCTTGCGAGCGTTCTCTCCGTTGCGCCCAAGGATCTCTTGCTGTTGCTGGATCAGATCAGCAATCGAGATGAGTTCTTTCGGTGCGTCCGGATAATACGGCTGCTCTTTTGCGAACTTTTCTTTTTGGTCAGCAATGACGCCGATCGCATGACGCTCTTGGTACTTGGTCTTTTCTTCCATTTCAAGTTGGACAAGCTGATCTCCGACTCCGATAATTTGTAAGAGCGTGGACGCCTTCTCCTTATCGTTCATTTCCATAAACTTAGGAAGATCAAGGGCCAGCTCTTCTACGAAGCTATCAAGCAACTTCTGACCGGCTTTGTTACCGCTCGGATCAATAACTTTTAGATCGCTATTCTTTCCCTTGCGTTCAACGATAAGGCCATTTGATAGCGTGATTTTAAGGCTTGGGGGAATCGTCGATCCCTCGCGTTGTGCCTGTGAGGGTTTATATTTGTTACCACCCAAGGCCCACGCTATTGCGTCCAATACGCTTGTTTTCCCTTGGTTGTTGTTCCCTCCGACAATGGTCAGCCCTTTTGCCGACGGCTCGATCTTGACCGCTTTAACGCGTTTGACGTTTTCGATCTCGAGCTTATTGATTGTTACCATTTCTAACTTCTCCTTTCAGACGAGCGAGCTCGTCCAGTAGTCGTTCTTCCCGCTCAAGTGTGGCTTTCAGAATTTCTGTTTGTTGTAAATTTATAAGCCACAAGCGATTGAGTGCTTTTGATTGTTGCTCGATCTTGCGGGCCTTTTTACCAAACATGGAACGGAACCTCCGGCGATTCAGTATAGAGCTTCATAGCTTTTCGACGACTTGCGAGCTCGTCCTCGTATTGTTCGATGACTTGCGCGTTGTGCTCTGGAAGGCCTTCTTCGATAGCTTTGAGCGTTTCAGTCTTTGCGATCTTCATTCGTTTCTTGTGGTCTTTCCACGATACGATTAGACCAGCGATGAAGCACACGCCCCCGATAGCTACTGTTCCGGCAACTTGCCCAGAAATAATAATTTCATTCATTTTAAATACTCCTTTTCTTTTTCTAAAATTTCGTAAACGTCCCGGACGTCGTACATTTTCTTCTTTCCTTGTTTCCGAAATGCAAGTCCTCGACGCTCTAGTTTTTTGATATAGCCATGATCGAAGCCGAATTTCTTCATTAAGGCTTTTTGATCGAGTGGCATTTGTTTTTCTTCTATTTCTTTCTTTAGCTCGTCTCTCACGATATCCACGATCAATCTGAGATAGACTTTCGCGATCTCGTCCGAGATCAAGGGTGGCAAGTATAGCTCCTCCATTTCTTCGTTCCTCCAATTGTGCGGGCAAGCACTTTCTGATATAATTAAGGTAGATATTTTTTTCAAGCGCTCGAACGTTCTCGTTCGGGTGCTTTTTTTGCGTCCTTCGTTCGTTTTAGTGAACGCCTTCTGTAAAAAAAATTCCGATCTGGTCTTTTGAGAATCCGAGGATTGTCGCGACCTTTATCAATTCGTCAGCGTCGAATGATACCAGACCGTTTTCGCGTTTCGCGTAACGAGCACGATCAGACCAGCCAAGGGCTTTTGCCATATCATCTTGTGTCAATCCTTTCGCGATTCGTTCCGCTTTGATTCGTAAATGATTCACGGTCATATAATAGACCTCCTTTCTGTTTTTTGTCGTTCTTTCTTGAGAACAATTTAATTATAAATCAAGCGTTCTTTTTTGTCAACGCTTTTTTTCAAAAAAAACACATTTTTTTCTTTTTTAGTATTATTTGTACTTTTTTAGGAACGGTGTTATAATAGAAACATAAAGAAAAGGAGCTGTAAAAATGCGTACCAATGACGAAATAATAGACCTTATCAAGGCCTTGTGCGAAGAGAAAGATATATCTTTGAGCGAACTCGCTCGTCGAGTGGGTCAAGCAAAATCTGGCGTATCAAGATATTTTAATAAGACGAGAACTTTTCCATTGAATAGAGCGAACGTTTATGCGGAAGCTCTCGGCGTCTCAACTGAATATCTTTTAGGAGTAAAACCGATCAAACAAGAACCGGACCTTTCAAACTTGGATCTGCGCGAGCTGGCAAAGAGTGCAAAGACTTTCGACGGAAAACCATTAAATGAAGAAGATATCGAAGCGATTGAAAATATTCTCGATATATATTTCAAAGGAAGATTATGATAGAAGAAATTTGTGATAAAGCGGGCGTCACCCTTGCTTACTTTGACAATGACTTGTGGCCACGACCCGGAATGATCTTGTCTGATATGAAGATCATTTTCGTCAATAAGTCACTAACTAGGGAGGCCCAGAAAAGGGTCATATTGCACGAGCTGGGCCATTTAGAACACACGACGGCCGAATATACCATAAACCCCATAAAGTGCGAAAATGAAGCCAACCGGGCCATGATACACGCGCTTTTGAAGGAAGAGTTAGCAGCTGGGGACGCGAGCGAGTTTAACTATGTACATTTTATGGAACGCCACGAACTTAAAACAACGGCCGATGAATTAATGGTAATAGACGAATACTATCGTTTGGTTGGATAAAGGAGAAAAAAACATGGACTATAGCAAAATCAAGGATCTCGCCAAAAAAGCGACCGAAAAGACAGCGGACGGAATTTCATCGATGAATGAAATGAGAAAAAAAGCTGCTCAAGAAACAAAAATTTCAATAGGGACGACAACGATTCGAAAGACAGTCGACGGCCTATATTATATCGGATTCTATTCAGACACTCCCGAGCTGTTTGAATTTGAAAATTTTCAATTTGAGGGCTCTACTATTATAGAGCACACAAAAACGACCGGGTCGACCAAACAAAAAGGCAAAAAAGGGAGCGCTCTTTTAGGCGCTGGAATCGGGTCGGCGTTTGGGCCAGTCGGTACGATTTTGGGTGGAGTGATCGGAGCGTCTGGAAAACGAAAAGGAAAAGTAAACACTGATACTATCACCACTCAAGAAGAAAAGCCGGGACTTGCTAAATTGTCCTTACGGAATATCGAGACAAACGAAGTCAAGACAATTAAAGCCAAGATCACAAACGCGCAAGCAGATAACATTAAACTGTTTTTTGAATAAATAAAAAAAGCCCCGAGGCAAGCCACGGGGAAAACATGATATAAGTTAAGTATAGCAAAATCATTTCGTTCTTTCAATTGTGCGGGCAAGCCAAAACGGAGGAAGACATGATAAAAAAATATACAACTAAAAACGGGGAGACTCGTTACTTATTTCAGACTTATCTGGGCATTGACCCAGCAACGGGAAAAGAACGACGGACCACGCGCCGGGGCTTTAAAACTATGAAAGAAGCCAAACAAGCAGAAAGAAATTTGTTGCTTGACGTGGAAGAGAACGGACTTCCGTCGAACCAATCGGACGGGTTCCAAGATCCTACATTCGGAGAACTAGCTTTCTTGTGGTTAGAAAACTATAGGACCACCGTCAAGCCCAGCACGTTCGAAAACGTTCGCTCAAAAGTCGAGAAAATGACTGAAGAGCATTTTGACGGATTGAAGCTAAAAAAAATAACAGTCGCATATTGTCAAAGAGTCGTTATTGAATTGAGCAAAAACTATGTACTCTATAACCACTATCTTTCAGTTATCAACCGAATTTTTAAATACGCTGTTCTAATGGACATTCTCAACTCAAACCCTTTCGATAAAGTAATCAAACCGAAAAGCCGGCAAACTCAAAGAAAAGGCAACTTTTTGACCAAGGAAGAGCTAAAGGAGTTTTTAAAACTAGCTCAAACGGCCACGCTCTCTTATTTCTTCCCGCTGGTTCACTTAATGAGCTATACCGGCTTACGTCAAGGGGAAGCCCTCGCCTTAAAATGGTCCGATATTGACTTCGAAAATAAAAAAATAACCGTCAATAAGACGGCCGTCCGGATCAAAGAGAAACAAACTCTTCAGACGCCCAAAACCAAAAATAGCAAGCGCGTAATTTCTATCGATCCTAACACTCTTTCGATCTTGAAAAGCTGGAAAAAGGACCAGATAAAGATCTATTTTAAAAACGGCAAACATTTTGAAGGCGATGAAAATTTTATCTTCACGAATCAGCGGGCCGAGTGGGTACACATTCATAATTTCATTCGTTATTTCAAGCGCTTCATAGCTGACCATAAACTTAAACCAATCACGCCCCACGGCTTACGACACACGCACGCTTCATTGTTATTCAGCGCTGGCGTGGAACCTAAAAACATTTCTGATAGATTAGGACATAGCACCGTTCAAATAACGCTGGATCTGTACACTCACATAACGGAAGAGCAACGGAGCGATACGGTGGATAAGTTGCTTGAATACATGGTAATATAAAAATGTCGTATTCAATCCCGTATTCATTCATTCCAGCACCTCAGAAAATCAGTGTTATCAAGGGGCTGGGGACTAGTGGTACTATTTTAGCATATTTCAAAAACTGTTTCCATCATTGTGCCATATGTTCTCAGACGTTTAAAAATCGCGTATTTTAGAAAAATATCGTTTTCGTCATTTTTCAATAATTGAAAAAAGTCGTATTCAAAATCATATTCATTGCCCGCATAATTGAGAGAACGAGCCCGAGGGCTTTTTTTATTGCCGTTATAATGGAAAAATTAAGAAATTGCCGTTATAAACACAAAAAAGCCCCTCCAAAAAAGGAGGGGAAGAAAAAAGATTATAAATTTTTGAACTTACGTTTTATTATTCGTAATAGTTGACTAGATCGTCCTTATCCCAGCACGATAGCCAGATAGGTCCAAATTGCCCAAATTCAAACAAGCGCCAGTAGTAGCCACCATAATAGCCACCCGTGCACTTGTCCGTGATATGGGCTTCGTCGAGTTCGAAGCTGAAATACATTCCAGATTTAAAGTCTTTGTCTGCTCCGTCTGGCAAGTTATTACCGTCCTTATCGACCCAGTTAACCATTGAAACAGGAATACCGTTCTCGGTCCAGTCGAAGCCGACGGGCGCGAGATAATCACACTTAATCTGCCAGATACCATTGACATACTTGACCTCATTCGCTTCGTAATAGGCTTTTTCTTGAGGTTGTACTGTTGTGTTTGCTCGGTTGTCCGTCTGTGGTGCCGTGTCAGCATACCGCCAAACCTCGATATAAGCTGGTTTATTCCATCCGTAGTAATCGTTCCAAGGATAGGTATTGATCGCTTGACCTGTCGCGCCTTGAGTCGAGTAGTCACAAGAGATGAAGTATGTATCGTCAATCATAACTCCGACGTGTCCACCAGCACCGCCTGAGCTTGACATATCAGCACCCCAGCTCATCAAGATAATATCGGCCGGTTGTGCGTCCCAGTCTTGATTGATACTTACGCGGTAGAAGCCATTGTTTGCGAGTTGCTGGCCAAGCGTAACTGTTGACGGTAGGCCGATGATATTGATTCCGGCTTCCTTTAATACTTGCGACATGATACCCGAACAGTCCCCGGTTCCGTCTGAACCGTTACGGCTTCCGAACATTGAATAGGTAATCAGCCCACGACGACTAGTAAAACCGTTAACAATAGATTGTTGTACACTCATTGTCTATCTCCTATTTCTTCCACTCTTCATTCGCTTTTTTGACTGCTGCTTCAATAAAGGTATTGAGTTCTTGGCTTGTCAAGTGAATATTTTGAGATTCAAGACCTTCGATCAAGCTAGTTTTAGCGTGTTCGAGTTTGTCTTTGCCGTGGATATCCAACTTGCCAGCGACCTGTTCTGTAGCGTTGACCGCGTTTTTTGCCAAGATCTCGACGATCTCGATCGCTTTCTTGCCTCCGCGCATAAGCAAGTATTTTTTAATTGCTTGTACCACGATTCCAGTCAATACTACTAAAATACTCATTGCCGATGATGTAATAATGCTTGTAATTTGATCCATGTTATTTGTCCTCTTTAATTTCTAATTCCAGAAAGCGCTCGAATAGCACTTTGATAGCTCCGTTCCCGCCTAACTCGACGTAACTCTCGTACAGTTTAGATAGCTCCTCGATCTCGTGCTGGTTAGTGTGTCCACGCTTGAGCGCGTTTTTCAAATTTTCCTGCAATCGAAAACGTTGAAGCCGTTGCAAGCCTTTCCCGATCATCGTCAAATTCTTGCGGTTATCTTTTCCGATCTCTTCCACGTTTGATACTGACTTCTCGAGGGTGTCTATCTTGTTGGATAGACCCTCAAGACGTTTGTCAGCTTCTTTAGTGGTTTTTGTGCTTTTGAACGAAAAATAACTTGGAATTATAACGACCAAGACGGGTGTCAGCTTATCTACTAATGCCAATAGGTCCAATTAAAACACCCCCCTATCAAGCTACTCGCTTACTGGACGGGTTGAGTTTCAAGCTCAGTTTTTGGTTCAGTCCATTTCCAGATCGCAAGTTTGCCGTTCTGCTCAAGGTTTGCGAGCTGGTCAAGCGTTTCGCCTTGATATGTGAATGATTGATTTACTTGGACCATCACGCGCTTACCTTCGCTGTATTTTTCAACGTGGTTTGGATCTTCGACCGCGAAGATCGCTTGTGCTGGATATGTTTCGCCGACTTTCCCAAGGTCCACCAATTCAAGGCCACGTTTAAAGACTGTAGGGTCAAGTGGGTGGTCAACGTCAGTTACACGAGCGAGTACGCTCCATTCTGCCACGTCTTTGACTTTTTGGATCTCTTCGTCTTTCTTGGCCAGTTTAGCCTCGTACTCTTGCGATTGCGTGTATAAATCCTCTTGCAACTTCTTAACACCTTCGACTGGATTTAATTCGGTCACAACTTGGCCAAGTACAGCTTGGATCAACGCTTCGTCCGATTCGTTAGTACGGTCCCCGATCAGTACACGTTCAAAGGCTGTGTAAGGGTTCGCTGAACGGATTGAAACGAAGGTACGTCCTTCTTCTTGCAAGTATTTGTTAATGATTTTAAATTCCATATAGTTTTAGTCCTTTTGTTCTTCTAATTTTTGAGCTGTTTCATCGAAAAGTTCTTTGAGAGCTGGATCGCTCTCTAAAACCTTGTTAAACTTAGCTAGCAAGTCGTTAGCTTGCTTGCACTCTGTTTCAGCCTCTTCGTACAGCACCTTGTAATTAGTAGCCTCTACGATTGCATCTGCGAGCTTACGTGAGATCTCACTCACAAATTTATTTACTGTGTCCATTGATTACCTCTCTTATCTAAATCCATATTTATCAAGCACACCTTGGATATGACCAGATGCACCCGAAATTGTGCCGTGACGTTTAAGCATGCCGAGGCAAGTTAACAAGTCCCAGAGGTATACACCGATGTCGGTCCCGCCACTCATATAAAAATGTCTTGAATAAATGCCTTCAAGGAAGAAGTCTCCACGCCCAATAAAATGCTTCACGTTATTTTGGTTCATCGGTAGCATATAAGTATTTCCATCATTCATATTTCCGTGGAAATTCCAAGGGCTACGATATCGACCATTGTTATAAATAAGTACACGGTCACCGATAAATTCAGTAAGGCTTTCTTCTGCGCCATTGCCTTTACCAGACCAAACACGAATGCCTGCGAATGTATCGTTATCATGCCGTTCAACTTCTTTAGGATCTTTATTGTGATTCGTACCAAAAACCATGAGTGCAGCGTTGGTATCTCTAAATCGTTCTGCGACAAACCCACTTTTTGTTAGCCTGATAAATTGTGAAGAACTTGTTTCATCGATTCGTCTTATCGTAGCGTCGTCGCTCAGCACGTTATATTGTCCGTTCTGTAGATCGATATTCATCTTGCCATTAAGAGCTTCGATTCGACCACCGCGGAAGACAAGGCCTTGGAATGTCCCAGACGTAACGTTTTTAGCGTCAAAATTAATAACGCTCATTTTAGCAAAGTCAGCCTCACCACCCGACAACTTACTAGCCGATAGTGACTTGATAGACGCACCATCGATGACGGCTTCGTCTATCACGGTCTGGCCAGTGATATGTGTTAACCGTCCATCTATTCGGTTCGTGCCGTCTGCCAGTACGTTGATTGAGTTTAGTACGTCACCGTTGCTATTTAGGTTTTTTACGGCCCACGATCCAGCCAACTGCGTCATTTGCGTGCGTGTGGCTTCGATCAACGGATCAGCTTTGAGTTGGTCAGTTAGCGATAGTGTGTAATCCGACTTGATTGATCCTTTTTCGATTTTGACATTCCAAACCGATTTTAGCTTATCCGGATCTTTGCGATACGTGTTCACGCGCAAGTGATAAGTCCCGGAAGGTTTATTCCAAGTAATTTTAGTCCCAGTCGTGCCAGTCTTCAGATCTGACACGATCTGATAATTTCTGACATCCTTGTCCATAATCCAAAGAACTACGTTATCGGATTCTTTAAGTCCATCGTGATGGGCTGTAAAGTTTCCGTCTGTTTTAGCAGAAATGGTGTATTCCTGCCCCTGTTCCATGTAAATAGACGTATTTCCTACATACAGAATGTTGTTATCAAAGTTAGCTGGCTTCTTGTCTGGTTTAAACGGGCCTTTAGATCCATTTAGCAGGTTAGCCCCATTGGTATTGACATACTGTCCGACCTCAGTCTGAAAGATCTGACTGCTCATGACAAGCCGTGATAGCTTATCTGGTGCGTCTGTTTCGGACTTGCCAATGATACGTTCGTAGAGCTTGTTCGATTCTGTGAGTTTGTTAAATTCTACAACTTGAGCTTGAAATTCATCGCTAAAACTAGTCAAGACTTGGTTAATATCATTTTGCTCGACGAAGTCGGTTTTGATATTTTGGTATATCTTACTATAGATAACCCCGCTGTCAGTCTGATTGAGGCTTTCCGTGACTTTTCGATTTAAGTCTGGACTCGATAAGATCTGCTGTTTGATCTGCTCGGATAACGTGGGCATATCTGGTAGCGTACCGGCTTTCTTGAGGGCCTCTTCTGCCTTTGCGTTTGCTTGTGCGATCGCTTGGTTCGTTGATACTTGCGTGTCGTTGAATAGCTTTTCGAGTTTCGTTGTATCGACTTTAAGGATCTTTGGAAGCCATTCCGTACCTGACCAATAATAGAGTTCTGTTTCCTCGCCCACGGTCAAGTATAAGAGATCTCCTTCATGGAGCGTCCCTCGTGGCTCGTCCTTGGGCTTCGTGGCTCCGTAATAGTTGGTATTCTTGCCGTTTGCGGAGACAAGCGCCCGTGTAGCCACCTCAAGAGCTCCTTCAGCGTACTCTTTAGACTCTGACACGCTTCGCATGATCGAGCCTTCCGATGTGATCGCTTTCTGTACGGTCCCGATATCGTTACACGTTACCTTATGGGACAATAGCCGGCCTGTTACGTCATAAGAACTTTCGTATGACACGATACGAATCTTCTCGCGGAAGCCTATCGTCTCATTAATAGCCATGATATAGTCACCAGCGCGAGGCCGTGTGTACTTATAACCGGCTTGCGTAAGATCTTCCATGCCAAGTTGTACCGAGATCGAATAGGATTCGTCGACTTCTTTTTTTAGCCTTTCTAAGAGCTTACCAGTCTCTTTGTAACGTTCATCTGTTACGGGTTCGCCCTCAATCCGGCCATAGATCTGAGCAAGTGGGCTCTCGTATTCAGACGTATATCGGCCTGCGTCGTGGTTGTTTTCATCTTTCCACGCCCCAAGGCCCTTTTTATAGGTTATAAAATTGCCGATATTTTTTTCGATCGTAAGCTCGTTCATGTTGAAATTTTTCCGGACGACTGTCGAAAGATCCGTTCCTACCTTTTTCAAAATTCGAACGACCTTACCAGTCACCGAAAACTCGAGGCCTGCTGCTTTAATGATATCTTTAAACATTTTAAGCCGGCTCGCGTTACCGAAATTCTCTTTCCGAATTGCCCCGGCTTGCGCCTCGATCACGTACCGATAGCCACTATTTTTGAAGATCTCCTCGATATAAACTTCGAAGCGATTCGATCCGTTAAACTCTTTGTAACAGTTCGAGTGCTCGAAATCGTAGAAGAACTGGTGGACCGCGTCAAACGATAGCGAAATGTTTTTGCCTTCGTCTTTAGGTTTAGCGTAAATGATCTTATAGAGCTCGCCATCGAAAGTAAAGCTCCACCCGCGATCGAGTCGCGAAAGAACTTGCTTATTAGATACAATCGTTCCCGAGATCGATCGCTCGCCATTTACCGCGTTTTTAGTTTTCAGCTCGACTTGGGCGCCGTATCCTTTGCCCGTTTCGTCGTAAAAAGTAATCAATAGTCCACCCCCTCTCTAACGATATAATTCTTTAAACCCGAGGATCTTAACGGTCCCCTTAAAATTAGTAAACCAATTGACCGACCGGTTAGGCTTTGGCCGAATAACGAAATATTCGTAATTCGTCCGGTTGTTGACGTTTAAGTCTTCCGTTGCTGGTCCTTGATAGATCGCCGTTTCGACGCCTTTCAAAAGGAGCTTTTGGCCCGATCTTAAAGGCGTTTCTGTGTGCCGGTAAGTAAACCGACGGCCGTCAATCTCAAGAAAGAAATCAGTATTATCAGCGTTTGCGGTCAATTCCACCACAAACGGGACTTCTAGCTGACTAAGTGGTGCCGTACCGTTGTATGGAAAGCTGTTCGTCGTAAGTGCGAGATCCCTCGGGACCGTCTCGCCATACGGGAGCTCGGCTGTCACGAATGAAAATGAAACATTGTACTTGATTCCAGCTTTCGAATTGCCGATAAAATCAAAATCAATTTGGCCATCTCCCACGACGTTATAACGATATTTCCAGTTTTTGTGTGGTAACTGGACAAGGTTTAGATCACCCGTTGTTTGGCCCGGAGTCTGAAAATCGTAAATATTAGTAACATTTTGGTACAACTTCGTAATATAGAAGCTATCGTCACCCAAGACCCAGCGAGTCAATTCGTCTTTTTTATTTAAAAAGTCCTCCATTGATCCCGCTGAAAGTCTAGCTGTGACTGAGATTTTCTTCTCGGTATAAGTTAAGCCGTCGAAAATATAGCCATTGCGTCCCTTGACGGTTCGCCTTGATAGTTCCACGGCCGGGGACGAATCTTCGACCGTGATATTGTAAAGACCAAGGTCAGAAAGTTTCTGACTTTGGCCGTCTTTGTCAATTAGTAAGTCCATCGTTCCCCCTTACGCGAAATAAGCGTCCAGCGCTTTCTCTCTCGCGTCTTTCTCTTTGATCGTAGTATAGATCTTGTCTCCCACGATCTCGTTATGTACTTCGAATTTTTGGTTCGAAAGTTGCGAATTTTTTACTTCATCGCTCAAGTCCTCAAGAGATGAACGAACGCCCGAGCTTGTCACGCTCGCGCTTGTGGTCAATACGCTGTTAGTCTGATAGTCTTGGTCTGTGATAGCTTGCGCGTATTCCTTGGCCATAGAATAAATATCACCAACCCAGTCTTTCATACCGATATAAAGACCTTCACCAGTAAAGCCCCCGATTTTTTCCATGACGCGTGATGGCGAATGGATACTTAACGCCGAACGCATAATCGAAGCGATACTAGAAGCAATACTGTAAGCAAGTGCATAAAGTGACCCGGCCATCGAAGCAAGACCATTGTATAGCCCCATACCTGCATTTATACCAACCATTTGAAGCAATGCCGGTAACAAACTAAACGAAGCTGAAATTTGATTGCAAGTAGAACCAGCAAGCGAGACTGCTCGAGCCATGCTTGATTGCATAGTGCTAATAAAGGTTTGCATACCACTTTTTGCGCTATTCGTAACATTTTGGAAAGTTGCTTTGTATGACGTCTCCAACTGTTTACCGGCTTGTGTACTTGCTTGCGAAATCTTGTTTAGTCCAGATTGAACGGCTTGAGCTGTTGCGTTCATTTCACTTGTAACAGTATTTTGCATATTTTGATAATTAGTCGTAATAGATTGCGACATTTTTGAGCTCGATTGCTCGGCCTGTTGGGCCATCTTATCAAAATCTGTTTGAGCACTGATTGCCATCGCGTTTGTAGCGCTCGTCGCTCCCACTTGCATTTGTTGGAAGTTGCTTACGACATTCGCGCTTGCCTGTTGCGCGTTCGTGGTTGCAGCCGTATTGACTCCCGTCGTGCTTGCGTTCGCGTTGTTGAATAACTGATTCAACTCATTACTTGCATTCGCGTTCAACTGGCCGATATTACTCGTTACGCCTGTATTCATCTGTCCAGTTTGAGCGAGGGCGTTCGCGTTCATTTGGTTAAATGAAGCGTCAGCATTTGCAGCAAGTTGCTGTAAATTCATTGTTCCGTCAGCGTTTAACTGGCCGAAATTAGCCGAGGCGTTTTGTTGTAACTGAGTTGTGCTGTCCATCGCATTTGTGGCCATTTGGGACATATTGGTTGTAACGCCAGTATACATATTAGACGTTGACGCGATCGTGTTCGCGTTCATTTGCCCGTAAGAAGCCGACACACTAGTACTTGCCGATTCAGCGTCCGAGCTGATCTTGGACGTCGTTTCTGAGCTCTTGCCCGATACATATTCAGCCGTCCCATCAATAGACGCTTTTGTCTTTTCTCCGCCTTCGTCTGACTTACCAGTGATCCAGTCCCAGATCCCACCGAAGAAGTCTCCAATTGCATCTGCGACGGCTTTCAAGGCCTCTGGCACGAAGTTAAGCAAGGCTCCACCGAAGCCCTTAATGATCTCCCAAGCAGCCGAAACAATATTCGGCAAGCCTTTAACAATCGCAAGTGCGAGCTGTACGACCAACTGAGCTCCTGCCATAAGAAGTTGCGGCAAGGCTTGGGCAAGACCACGGATCATCTGACCGATGATCTGTACTGCGCTTTGTGCAATCTGTGGCAACGAACTAATAATCCCTTGAACGAGGCTTACAATTAATTGAATACCACCTTGCAAGACCGTAGGTAAGTTTGACAGGATCGTTTGAATAAAACCTACCATGACTTGAGTCGCAATCTGAATAATTGTCGGTAGGGCTTGGACGATACCATTTACGACATTCATCAGAATTTGAATACCTTGTTCGAGGATCTGTGGGAATTGCGCTTGAATGTTTGTAATGAAGTTAGTTACAATCTGTTGTGCTGTCGAAAGGATTTGCGGTAAGTTCTGCAAGATCCCTTGTGTGACGCTAAGAAGCAATTGCATACCAACAGCGAGAAGCTGTGGCAATGCTGAAAGTAAGCTGTCGACCAAGGTCCCAATAATTGTTATCGCGGACGAGATCAAAGAACTTGCATTTTGGCCCACACCTTGAACCAGACTAGCAATTAGCTGGATACCAGCGTTTACGATAACCGGGAACATTGTCGCAAAACCTTGTGCGAGTTTGGCCACTAGATCAGCACCCGAAGCGATCAAGCTCGGCAATTGACTAGTGATCCCGTTTACAAGGGTTTGAATGATTAATGGTCCTTTAGTTGTTACTGTGGTAATCAACTGATTGATCTGTTGCCCGAATTGTTGATTAATTAGGCCTAAACCAGCGAGGACAAGGCCAAGGATAGCAGCCGGACCGATTGACGCGAGGGCGATTCCCATCACGGACGCGATCCCGCTTGTCATCATACTAAGGACAGATAAACCTTGTGAAGCAGCTCCACCAAGAACGCCCGGAATACCTGCGATCTTACCAGCAAAACTCGAAATGAAGCCTCCGGCCGTGCTGAACGCACTAGACGCGACTGATCCAAGGGCCAACGTCTTACTTGCGACAGTGCCCATGATTCCAGTAAGCGAAGTTAGTCCGCGCACCGCTGGACCGAACGCAAACGCGCCCACAAGGGCTGTTACGGCTGGTTTTACAGCTTGCATGGTACCTTTAAACTTATTCGCTTGCTCGTCGGTCATTTTAGTTCCGTTAAGAAACTGATTTAAGGCCGGGTTGATTGATTCAATAGCGTTTAGGAAGTTTTGGACTCCCTGCGAATTTGAAAGCCTATCAACTAGTTTATCAATCCATTTGACGAGTGTCGTAAGGATTGGAAGGACTGCCGTCCCGACTTTGATCTGGAACGTTTCCCAAGATCCACTCAATGCTTCGACGGCCCCTTTTAAGTTGTTAAGTTTTTCAGCAGCAACTTGCGCCGCTGTCACTTTGTCGATCGCCGCTTGCATATTGTTTGCGCCATCTGCTCCCTCGTTCATCGCGATAGTAGCAGCACGCACTGCGTCGGTACCGAACATGGTTTTCAAGGCCATTTGTTTTTCTGCGTCAGTAAGTCCACCGAGACGATCTTTCAAGACTTGAGAGATCTCAGCAAACGACTTGATTTTGCCTTCTGCCGTGAAGAACTGGTTCGAGCCATCGGCTGTAATGATACCGAGTTCTTTCATCATGTTCGTTTGTGCTTTCGTCTGCGGTTGCAGATTCATAAGCATTGTTTTCAATGAAGTTCCGGCGTCGGAGCCTTTAAGTCCGTTTTGGGCAAAGACTGCGAGGGCGTTAGTGGTATCGCGGAACGATAGACCAAGACCAGACGCTACTGGAGCGACCATTGAGAGACCATATTTCAACTCGTGGACGTCTGTCGCTGACGCGTTAGCAGCTCCCGCGAGTTGGTTTGCTGCTTGTGTGGCCGTCATTCCATCACGACGGAAGGCGTTTAACGCTGTCGACGTGATTTCAGCAGCTTCTTTTAGATCTAACTCGCCCGCTGTGGCCAAGTTTAGGGACGCTGTGAGTCCACCGTTTAGGATATCTTTCGTTGATACCCCGGCTTTTGCAAGTTCGCCGATCGCGTCTGCGGCGTCCGCTGCGCTGAAGGCTGTATCTGCCCCGGCTTTAATTGCAGCGTCATTGAATTTCTTCATCGTTTCCGCGCTCTCGCCCGTCACGGCCTTGATATTGCTCATTTTGGCTTCGAACTCAGCAGCTTTTGAAACAGTACTCTTAATTGCTTGTTTCCCAAGATCAAAAAGCTTGTAAGCAGCAGCCACACCTAAAACCTGCTTGAGCAAGTTTGTTGACGCGCTCGCCGCTTGATTCGTATGACTAACGATCCCAGTTAACGCGCTGACAGCCTTTTGACCTGTTGTCTGAAACGCGTTTCCAAGTCGTCCGCTTACGTTGCTCGCGAGGTTGTTAACTGATGATAAGATCTTACCACCGAAAGAGTTTTGAACTCGATCCGCGAAGCTGTTAGCCTTATTGGTCAAGTTGGTAAACATACTGGACCACGAAGAGTTGATCGGGTTCAATACCTTTTGACCAAGTGCACTCGTAAGATTGCCAGCCACGGACTGAATACGAGCTTCGAGCCGGGCCATAGAGTCCCCAATCGCACCGAAGGCCGTCTTATATGATCCGGACATATTATTAGCCGAATTAGTAAAGACTGAACCTAAACTGTGGACTTTGGAGCTGATCCGTTGGGCCATAGAGTCAACGCTGTTTGCCATCTCAGCAAAAGCACTCTTTGGCGATTTGATCGCGTTTGAAATATCAAAATCAAACGCTTTTTTGATTTTGGAATTAATGCCGGCCCCAAGTGTGGCAACGTCATTTTTCATCGTTCCTAAAACTGACTTAATATCAGCCGAAACGCGAGTAAATGCCTTTCGTATGGGGTCAGGTATTTTTGCGCCAATGTTAGAAGAGATACGTTGTAGCTCTCCGAGGGCGATTTTGAATCCGCCGGTCAATCCTTGGCCGATCTTGGATCCGATATTTTGGTTACTGTTTGCAAGCCGGTTCATTAATTCCCCGACTTCCCGAATCATCTGATTCGCACTTTTTGACGCTTCCTGTGCCGCGTTTTGAAATGCTTTACGAGTCGAACTCACGACGTCGCTCATTGCTTTTTCATACCCGGTTAAGTCCGCGCCGATAATCGCTTCAATCGATCCATCAAAAGCCATCGCCCCACCTCCTA